AAAAGGAAAATTAACTGGTGCATGATACTTATCCGTATCTTGCTACTGTTGAATTTGTGACGGGATCTAGCAGTGCTAACCTACCTAACGTATCAGATTCATTCATAACAGGTCTATCTATCAATAGCACGGGTGGGGGAACAGCCGCATTCTATAGAGACGGAAATCCGGTCATCATAGATATCCAGATGTCTTTTCAAGAGATCGATATCAAGACAAGAGGAAATTTTGCCGCCGGAAAGACAGGAAATCCTTCTCGACCTCTTGATATAACAACAGGACTGCCTCCGGTAAGTTACTCGGGCCCGGGTTCATCGTGAGACCTTTACGAATTTTAAAACAGAGAGCTTAAATGTCATTAGCTAATTATTATCCTTTTGTAACTTATAATAATTTAAAAGCGATCAATCTGCTCGTAGAGGCAGAAGTCGTTAAAAGATACCTGGAAGATTATAGATTATTCTATACATACATCATAAAGAATGGCGAACGTCCGGATACGCTTGCCTATGATGCATACGGAGATTCCACTCTTGATTGGGTGATATTCCTCACGAACGGAATCATTGATCCTTATAAGGATTGGATATTAGATGAAAAACAATTGATATCATATCTAGAGAAAAAATATAATACTGCAGTAGAAAAATTGACGACTACTACTATAGCAAGTTCTATCGCATATTACTATTACAAAGGGATCGCTAGTGATAGCCCTGAGACAATCGCTTCATATAATTATAATATGACACCGGCGACTTATTCTAAGCTAGGCAGTCCTGCAGGTTGGATCGCTAAGAGCGTATGGGATTATGAGAATGAGATCAATGAATCTAAGAGAGAAATCAAGCTGATGCGGAACGAATTCGTTTCGGATTTCAAACAACAAGTAAAAGATATATTTAATAATGGCTAATCTCAATCCTTTAAATATAACAGTATCCGATATTGAAATAGAAAAATTCAATAAAAGGGATAAGATGAGTCTGCTGCCTCAGTTCATGGAATTGACCATATATCAATCTATGTTTGAGCCTACTATAAAAGGCGAGATGCTTATCAATGATCCTATCGGACTGTTCGTCAATTATCCTTTCACGGGTGAAGAGCTAATAATAGTGACATATGATCAGGTCAACACTGGCAGCAGCGATACATCCGCCTCCGCGGGAAGCTATTTTCAAGACGTTAGCCCAAATAAGACCAACCAATTAAAATTTATTATCAAAGGTGTCCGTAATATCATCATCGGCGATAGAGCAAGATCGCTGATGTATATCGTTGATCTTGCAAGCCCTCAATTGCTTCAGAACATGAGAAAATACGTATCTCATGCTTTTAATGATCTAGTCGAAGACATGGCAGAGAAAGTATATGATGAGTATATCGCAGATGAGACGACCAAACAATATAAAATACCTAGGAAACCTTTTGTCAAGGAGACATCAGTCAAGGTACGTAATATGGTTGTTCCCAACATAAGGCCTTTCCATGCTATAAGTTGGCTAGCAAAACATGCTGTCGCAAAAGAAAACGATAGGCATTTCCTATATCTATTCTTCGAAGATCTAAAGCAATTTAACTTCATCACGATGCAGCAGATCATAGAAGATGCTTTAAAGATAAAAGACACGTTGAAGAAAAACAAATATAGGTATATCTCAGATATTGCTAGCTTATCTAAATCAGTGACAGGAGATTCTAATCAAGATCTCCGCGTCATCACTAACATCGTAAATAATAAGAGGTTCTCTTCTTTAGAAAAGATACCGGGAGGATACTATCAGAATGAATTGTTCGAGATCAATATGTTACAGAAAGCATATGCAAGCACTCCTACAGAATTAAATGAATCTAACTTATATGATGCTAACATTCCTACATTAGCACCTTCTACTTTAAACACTCCTGATTACATCAAGTATGTAAAGAATGAGAAGATAGAAAAAGAATACTCAAACCGGGTCCGTTATATAATAAACAATTTTCCTGATGCTGATGGTCAAGGTATGGATCAACCTACCTATAGACGTAAGTTTGGAAATGTGACTAAATACATGAATGCTATGAACCAGATCGATCTGACAATCACCGTTCCAGCAAACATGGATCTAAGAGCAGGTCAAGTGATATACTGTGACATACCAGAAAATCACGGATTCAATACCGTTGAAATAGATAAGTATATATCCGGGTTATTCATCATATCAGAAGTCAAACAAGTGATAATGCAGGGTAGTTTGGCTGCGACAACTTTACGAATATATAAAGATGGATATCTCAATAGTCTTTTCGAGTCATCATTATACAATTCTACAGGCAGAGGTACAGGATTGCAGGGTCCAGTTTAATGATCAATGACGATTTTTATGGCGACAGATTTAGGTGGTTTACAGGTGTCGTGAAAGATGTCGGTTTCGATGGCCGCGTGAGAGTTAGGATATTCGGGATCCATCATACAGAAGATATTGTCAGAGTCTCTGACGGAGATCTTCCCTGGGCTATTGTATTGTTTCCCACTACTGGCGGACAGACATCTGGGGGCAATGCTAATCATGGCCTAGTGAACGGCACTTGGGTAGCGGGATTCTTTGCTGATGGTGAAGATTCTCAACAACCGATCATCATGGGAGTAATCAATGGAGGTCAAGGTTCTGTAAATAATTCTCCTGGGGGACAAGCACCTCCAACAAAAAATTCTGATAGCGGTTTACTTATTACGCCAGATACAGGTGGGACTCCTACAGATACGACACAGACGCCATCTACGACTCAACTCACAGGTTCAGGCAATCCTCAGAAGGTATACAATTTCTTCTGGGAAAAGATCAAAGCAAGCGGAGCAGTCGGCGAAGGGGCATCTTTAAAAGCTATATGTGCTGGTATAGTCGGAAACCTCCAAGGTGAGTCTGGGCCTAGCATAGATCCTACAGCTTCTAATGGCAACACTATCGGAATAGCTCAATGGTTGGGTCCTAGAAAAGCAGAATTAGCTAGACAATGTGGATTGACAAGCATAGGAAAAAGCAATGCTCCATCTTTAGAAAAACAATTAGATTATCTTTGGTGGGAACTCACTGAAGGAGATGAGAGAGTACATTTTAAAAAATTATTAACATCTCAAAATATCGAAGATGCAACTGCTAATGCTATAATGTTCGAACGAGATGAATCTACTATCGTCCCGGGAACAGGGACTTCTAAACAAAATCCTCCTAAATCATTAGGATATTCTGATAGGAGTCACCCTGTATATAAAAACAAGTTAGCATTTGCTATGAAAGCATATTCTTCGCTCTCATATACTGGAGGTGTGTCATGAAGAACGTGTCTCCTGAAGCATTATCATATTGTAAGAATTTCTTTTTCACTTTTTCTAATACTCGTAGGAATGAATCTGTGAATCTAAACGATTATGCTAGCGCAACATTCATCATAGATGTCGATGGCAGGATATATCAAGGTGCAGAAGCTAAAGAAGATGCGGCATCAGTCATTCTCATCGGCGGGACAAAGAAATTCATAAATGAGAAAGCTTTAACGGTACCTTCATATTACTACGTCACGCAGCAACAGAAGATCACTCTATATAAAGCGATGAAGTTGCTTTCTACATTCACTCATTCTGCACAGATACAGAGTGATAACGAACAATTACAGAGATCTATTTCAGCTCTATACTTAAATTTTTGTGGGTAACATATGTCTATCAATCCAGAATCGTTTACATCAGATCCTCTATCAAATAAACAAATCACTAATAGAGAAGGTGATGGTGTCAGCAGATCAACTGCTCCTCAAAATATAGTTGCAGGAAATCCTGCACCCTATTATGAAGTGTCTGTAAAGGATAAACCGAGCACGGGCAGCGATCAGACGATCACACATACAGGACCCGGAGTAGGCATCGCAGGTGGAGTCGGCGATCCTAGCGACATGCAAGGATTCGTTTCTGCGACAGGAAACAAGATACTAATTGACAATAACTTTGGTTCTGATACAATAACATTACAACACCATTCTGGCGCTACTATCATGATAGATGCGGATGGTTCTATCCATATGATATCTTCTGGCAAGAAGGGTGTAGGCCTTATCGCTCCAAAAGGTGATGCTACTGTATTTGCAAGAAACCATCTGATTCTAAAAGCTGACGGCAGGATAACGATTGAGACAGACGGCGATCTTGATTTCAATGTCGGCGGCAATCTAGGATTACATGTACGTGGTGACATGATAACATCTGTCCGAGGTTCTTCAGAAGAATCTATCGAAGGAAGCAAAGTATTTGAAGTAGCAAAAGACATGAGCATGATGATCGCAGGTGACAACAGGATAACGTCTG